CTACTTCCTTTCCATCAAAACCGTAATTAACCGTTCTTTCTCGGCAAGAAGTTCCTCCAAATGTTTGATGCGTTCTTGCAACAAAGCTGCATCACAACCAGCAACAACATTACTATTATTGTTTCCATTAACAGCAACTGAACCCTCACCAGAAGCAACTACCTTGTTGTACTCACTCGAATAATCACTGAAGAAATTATACTCCAACGCTTCACTTATAGCAATCAATCTTTCAGTGTCAATATTGGGCTTCTCAAGTATTCTATTCACATTTTGCTGTGGAATACCAATCCTTCTGCCAAATTCTGATTTTGAAATACCAAGTTCATTCAGCTTCTGTTCGATATTCATACCAATATTTACTCTTTCCAATTTCATAATCAAATACGATTTACATAAATCATTAACATGTTAATTATTATTAATCATATAAATTTTTAAATCAAATTTGATTTAACTAAATCATATTTGATTAAATTTGCACCATAAAGTTAAACAATAAACCATAAACCTCAAAGAAAATGGCAGAAAATCAAGTAAAAGTACGTCCAGCTTTAACGGATTTGAAAGTAGGCGGAGAGATTACTTTCCCCATAGCGAAAACTAAGAGTGTGCGTGCCCAGGCGTCTGACCTCGGGTTAATTCTCGACCGCAAGTATCAAACAGAGACTGATCGCGAAAAACGCACTATAACAGTAACCCGATTAAAATAATATCATATGAATTTCAACAGAGTCACTAAACAAATCGTCGTTTTTGTAGCAGGCTTCATTATGTTCTTCTGCTTACTTGGTATAGCAGGTACCACTGATCGTACAGAACAAATAGTTTATGCTATGCCACAAGAGGCATACGAGGCTATATATCTGAAACTCGGTAATGGATGCACCGACCGCCAAATAGCCGATGAATATATGGCCAATAAACAATATTACGATGCATTGTCACAATAATCAAAGAAAGTAACACTCTATGTTCACACTTGATTTCACAGATAAATCTGTCACTTATGACACATTCATCCACGATGTTGCTACATCAGTGGTTCGAATGCTTGCTGACACACGCAACGACCCCGAAATGGTCAGCCAGCGAAAAGCATACACCATGTTTGGCCGTGGCAATGTGGATAGATGGCGCTTGCAGGGTAAGATAACACCCTACAAGCGTCCGGGCAAAGTCGAATATCGCACAGCAGAGTTACGCGCTCTTCAACAGAAGAAGCAAGATTATTTCAAGTGACAACCAGACCTGATAGTGTAATGGTAGCACATCAACTGAAAGTAGTAGTTCAAATCTGCTTCGGGTCACAAAAGCAAACTGTATTATAAACCTTTTAAATTATTAATTATGAGCAATGCTATTTCATTGGCCAAAGAATTGCAACAAATGAAAGCAATTGACGTAATACGCAATGAACGTGTACGTAGCCAGTTTATCAGCGTGTATAATTCCATTTGGAAAGAAGGCGGAGAAAACGTCTATGAACGTGAAGCTATTTACTTCAACCAGCAGTTACGCGACAAAGATGAGTTGCGCTTATGCTCTGGAACATCTATCTTCTATGCGTTTATCGACCTTGCTGTCAAAGGTATCACACTAGCTCCTGGTGCACAAGCACTGTGTTATCTTCTTACCCGCAACTGTAAAGTAGGAGTTGATTCAAACGGCAAAGAAGTTTGGGAGAAAGTATGCAGCCTCGCTATCTCTGGATATGGAGAGCTGGCACTACGTGCAAAAGTTGGACAAATACGCCATGCCGACAATCCAGTTATCGTCTATGACGGAGATAGTTTTGAATATGGAGAGAAGAACGGAGTGAAGATTGTCAATTATATGTCTGCATTTCCTCGCAAAAGCGACCGTATTGTTGCCTGCTTTGTCAAAATCACACGTGCAGATGGGTCAATTGACTATTCTGTTATGACAGAAACCGACTGGAAACGGTTACAAGGTTATTCAGAGAAACAAAATTCCTATAAAGACCGCCGCACCGGAGAAACTGTAGTGAAAAGCAATGCACTCTACAATATCAATGGGCAGATTGATACCGGCTTCCTCATTGCCAAATGCATCAAACACGCTTTCAAGACTTATCCTAAAATCAATATCGGTAAAGGTTCCGTCATGGAATCCGACATCATTGATACCCCGCAAGGAGGTTTCGATCCTTACAGTGGAATCGATACCACACAACCCGAACCACAAGAAAAGCAAGAAGAGCAACATTTCGCGCCTCAACCTGATATGTCGGCAGGGGTAACTATTGACCCAGCAAGTCAAGGAGATAACGATGATACTTTCTAACCTTAATACATTGTACATATGCTTACAGAATTAGCAATCGTCAAACAGGAAAATATACAGACCATAGTGTCTGCTGCTCCACAATCATATAATGACAATAAACTGTCATGTGAAAGATGTATCAGTGCCGGGCAATCCATACTCAATGCCATTACAACTAATGGTGGAATGACTGACGAACTTGATAAAGAGGCAGCTCTTTTCATCGAAAAAGCACGTAAAACAGTCAAGAAGATGAACGAGAAACGTTCGCCTGTCACAAAACTTTTTGATGACATCCGTCGAGAGTTTACGGTAATAGAGAATGCTATTGACCCCACCAAAGTTGATACTATCCCCTATAAACTCCAACAATACCGTAACCAATATGCAGCAAAGAAACGTGCCGAAGAAGAAAAACGCCGTCAGGAAGAGTACAAACGTCAACAAGCGGAACAAGCCCGTGTAAAATTGAGACAAGACATTGAAGGGGATTTTAAGGCACAATTCCAAACATATCTCAATCAATCCATCAATTGGCTCACTACAAAGGATAACAGTGTTACGCTCAAGAACTATAACACAGTGTACAGCGAAATAAAAAACTTTTCGGCTTCTCTTCCTGCTGACTGGTTACATAATCTCCATACTCTCATCCGCATACCTGGCAATGTTTCGGTAGACGAGCTTCGACAATTTGAAACTGACATAAAGGAACGTCTTGATAAGCAATTTACCGACCAATACACTGCAGAAATCCAAGACAACAAGGATTTCATTCTTGACCGTCTGCCCTCAAAGAAAGCAAACCTCGAACGCATGGCACAAGCTGATGCGGCCGAAGCTGCACGTGTCAAAGCTGAAATAGAAGAACGCCAACGCAAGGAAGCCGAAGCGCGAGAGGCAGAACGTAAACGCAAAGAAGAGGAAGAAAAGCAAAAGGCGGAAATGGCACGCCAGCAAGCTGAAATGAACGGATTATTTTCAGAACAGGCTTCTATGCAGAATTATCAGCCCAAAGTAAAAGTCACTCAAAAGATAGAGTTACTTAATCCTGAAGGTATCATGCCAATACTCTCAATGTGGTGGAGTAAAGAAGGATGCACACTTTCAGTTGAAGAACTGCGTAAGTTGTTCAAGAAACAGATTACGTTCTGTGAAAAACTTGCTAACAAGGATAGTGTCTATATTGAAAATGAGAGTGTACAATATATTGACGATGTGAAAGCAAAGTAACCATGAGTCACAATCCCGATACATATTACAATCGTAGTGAGGTTAGTAACTCTGACCTCACTGAACTAAAAAACATTCTCCATCCTCGGATGCAATTCGGTGATAAAGAAGCTGCATTTCGTTTCGGCTCGCTGGTAGATGCAATTATTACCGAACCAGCACGAGTAGACTACTACCGCCTGACAGTAGATGATGAACAATATACCGAAGATGAGTTCCGACATGCACAAGAAATGCAGAAGGCACTTCGCATGGAAGCACGCCGCGATGAGTTCCTTTTTAAAGTGCTTGGTTATGCCGAAACACAGCGTTTCATGGTAAACACACAACAACAATTTACTTATTGTGGTTTCCCCTTTTCACTTGATACACGATGTAAGTGGGATTGGTGGCTCGGCCTTTTTGGCGGTGATCTTAAAACCACATTTGCCTCAACACAGCAACAGTTTGAAGAAGCGATTGACTTCTTCGATTGGGACAGGAGTCGTGCTTGGTATATGGACATTGCAGGTTCCAACCGTGATTTCATTTATGCTATCAGCAAAAAGAACTGCAAAGTATTCAAGAAGTTCATCAATCGGGATGATAAGGTCTACAACCGCGGACGCGAGAAATATGAAGAATTGGCTTTCCAGTACTGGTGTTTAACTCCACAAGACAATTAACAATGGATATATATTGCAAAGTAACTCAATATGGATTAGTTCCTCTGTATAATACAGACCTCGAACTAAAGAAACACTTGAAGATTGGTAATGTAGTCAAGTGTAAGGTAAGCAATCCACGCAATTATGAGCACCACAAGAAGTTTTTCGCTTTGGTACGCCTTACTTTCGACAATTTGCCCCTGCCATTAGTCGAAAAGTGGCACATACATAATGAACAGGATATGCTTCGCCGATTCAAACGTGACCTTGGCTACTTCACTAACACTCTCAACGAATATGGTGAACATGAAATAGAGTATCTCAGTATATCGTTTGCCGCCATGGAACAACACGAATTTGAGAAATTCTATAACCAATGTATTGACCTTGTTCTCAATAAGTACATCAAAGGTATTGACAAAGATGATTTAATCACAGAAATAGAAGAATTCAAATGAAACCACAGGTAGGACAATATCATTACTCTCCACATGGACGAGGATTCCGTATATACCGCTATACAGAGGTAACAGATAATTTTCAGTCAGCCTCTCCGGTACTTAGCGAGCCAATCTTCTACGACCGTGAGAAAGCAAAGAAACGTGTTTATGAACTTAATGGATGGAAATACAATGAACGGACTCAAACATCATCTGCGCGTTGAACCATACGACTACCAACGTGAAGGTATAGTTTATGGACTGGAACACCGCCGTCTTATTATCGGTGACGAACCGGGATTAGGAAAGACATTGCAAAGTATCGGCATTGTTGATACAGCCAATGCATATCCTTGTCTTGTTATCTGCCCGTCCTCGCTCAAAATCAACTGGCAACGCGAGTTCGAGAAATTCACGAATAAATCTGCGGTCGTTCTTGACAATGCTGTACGTACGACATGGAATTACCTATTATCTATGGGAGTGCATCAGGTAGCAGTGGTAAATTACGAAAGTTTGCGCAAATATTTTGTTTGGGACATCAAAGCGGAAAGTAAGCAGTTCCGTCTCAAAGATGTTGTATTCTGTCCTCAAATACAGATGTTCAAATCAATCATCATCGACGAAAGCCATCGTGTGAAAGACCCGTCTGCACAGCAAACAATCTTTACCAAAGGTTTGTCTGTTGGTAAGGAATGGATAATACTCCTGTCAGGTACCCCCGTTGTCAACCGTCCGGAAGATTTGATAGCGCAACTTTCTATCATGAACAGATTAAACGACTTTGGCGGTCGCGGAAAATTCATAGCTGACTATTGCACTGACCCGAAAGACAAGGATGCGGAACCGGCTGTACCACTTTCCGAACTATCTCGGCAACTCTATGATACTTGCATGATACGCCGTGAAAAAGCAAAGGTACTTCCCCAACTACCTGACAAAACACGAGTAGACCTGTATGTCGATATATCCAACAGTGCCGAATACAATCTTGCAGCTTCCGATCTCGCTACATACCTACAAGAATATACAGAATGTACAGATTGGGAAATACGCCGCAAGATGCGTATGGAAGCACTTGTGAAGTTCATGACACTTCGTTCCTTAGCCACCAAAGGGAAAATTGCACAAGCTGTTGACTTTATCAAGACATTCCTTGACAGTGGCAAAAAACTGATTGTGTTCTGCTCGCTTCATGAGATTGTAGATGAACTGCAAAAGGTATTTCCGAAAGCCGTCACAGTTACAGGACGTGATAGTGCAATAAACAAACAGGCTTCCGTGGATGCTTTCCAGAACAACCCCAATGTGCAACTCATCATCTGTTCCATTAAAGCAGCCGGCGTTGGCCTCACACTCACAGCTTCTTCAAATGTTGCTTTCATTGAACTTGCATGGACATATGCAGATTGCTGTCAATGTGAAGACCGTGCGCACCGTATAGGACAAAAGGACAATGTAACCTGTTATTATCTGCTTGGTCGTGGTACAATCGACCATACGATATACTCCCTTATTCACCGTAAGAAATCCATCGCTTCCGAGATTATGAACTCTGACGATGATATTCCGACCGATGAAATGTATTTCAATGAATTGGTCAAATCATTCTTAACAGCATCGGGATAATGGAAGTATGCAAAACAGATATGCAGAAAATTATCAAATACCTTGATGATGCTGCAATAATGTATGACAATCATCCCGGACAACGTAATGTATGTCGCGCATGGGTAATAAGACAACTAATAAAAAAACTGAATAAAAAATTAGTAGTAACCAATAAATAAAGTAATATGAAAACCTGCTTCGATGTAATATTTGTGATTTTAAATGTCATCCTTTTTGCTATTAACTTTCATTGTACCTTAGAATCCAATTCATTTAAGTCATGTACCTATGCCATCTTAGGAATGACTTTTGCCATTGCAGCTATAATTCTGATCGTAACAAATAAATAACACTGAAATGAGCTTAGATGATTTTTTAGAAAAGTTTGAAGAAGCATTAAACCAATGCGACAGAGATGAAGACATCAATGTCTCTATACAAGTTCCACCTGGAACAAAATGTTGGGAAAACTCTTGGACTCAATTTGAAGTAAACTGCATCAGTACTGATGGAACTACAATTTATTTACAATGTTCATAGTTGAATAGATATGAAAAAAATAAAATTAAACAAGTTAAGAGACAAGGCGTATAGAATCGCTTGCGAACATGGCTTCCACGATCAAGAATTGAGTAATGAACATTTTCTTTGTCTTGTAATATCCGAACTCATGGAAGCTGTGGAAGCTGATAGAAAAGGTAAACGAGCCAATGTTGATCGGTATAATAAGAAGATTGCTAACAGCCGCATTTGTCAAGGGATAGACCCAGACATTCCCAAAGAACGTGGTTACGAAGTCGCATACAATGAAACTATAAAAGGCTCAATTGAGGAAGAGTTAGCCGATGCTGTTATCCGCTTGCTTGAACTTGCAGGATATCGAGGAATAAGCCTTGAACTTACCAACGGAGATATTGATGACTGTGTTGAAGATATGACAGAAGCCTGTAAAGATGAAACTTTCACCGAATCAATCTATTTCATCTCTACACTTCCTGTTAGATATGACGGAATATTTGATTTTCCTACAGCCGTGAATGATATGATACTATCAATCTTCGGGCTTGCCAAACACTTAGATATAGACCTGCTTTGGCATATCGAGCAGAAAATGAAGTATAACGAACTCTGTGAAAAAATACACAGAAAGAAGTACTAACCCACAGAATAAATAAATGCTATGGATAAATTTTATATGGTATTTGTAGAAGGATGCGCCACTCCTACCTACAAACATGAAAATTTGGAAAGCGCCGAAAATGAAGCGAAAAGACTTGCTACTCTCTTTAAGAAGAAAGCATATGTTCTAGGTACAATAAAATCAGTCGAAGATACCCAATACAAAATCGAGGACTGTAGACCTAACGGAAGTGATTTACCATTTTAATAAAAATACAGCAATGAAAAAAATTGAAATCGTTGAACACGTCATCAACAATACGACTATTAGTCGTTCACAAGCTATTCAAGCCGTAGATTGCGTTTTTGATGCTATTGAAAATTCTCTTTGTAGAGGTGAGAGTGTTTATATCCGTGGTTTTGCCACAATTAAGGCACACACCTCCAAAAGAAAGAAAGCACGGAATATTAGCAAGGGAACAACAGTTGTTATTCCAGCTCAACGCTCTGCCAAGCTCATCATTAGTAAACAACTTAAAGCTCGAATGAATTTATGATGCATACATGGTTTGAATGTAAAATCCGTTACGAAAGAGTAATGGAAAATGGAATGAACAAGAAAGTTACAGAACCTTATCTTGTCGATGCACTTAGCTTTACAGAAGCCGAAGCACGGATCATCGAAGAAATGACCCCATTTATCTCTGGAGAATTTACTATATCAGACATTAAACGTGCCAACTATAGCGAACTCTTCCCTAGCGACGAAGCGAGTGCCGACCGCTGGTTCAAGTGCAAACTATTTTTTATCACACTGGATGATAAAAGCGGTGCGGAAAAAAAGACTTCGACACAAGTATTGGTACAGGCTGCCGACTTACGTGACGCAGTGAAGAAACTGGACGAAGGCATGAAGGGAACAATGGCAGATTATCAAATTGCATCTGTTTCCGAAACCGCTATCATGGATGTTTACCCGTATTCTGCCGAAGAATCCATAACAGATACCATCAGCGAAAATGCCAACTCCCCTATTGTACGCAATTTCATTCAATCACTTCCTGAAGGTTGTAAGACAACAATAACAGTTGGAGGAAAGAAAGTCGTAGTTGACAAAACAGGAAAGGACACCATCGTTACACCTAAAAATGAAAACAGCCATGACATTGGAAGAGATGCTCTCAAAGGAAAGAAAACAAAAAAAGAAGCAAAAACATAACGATGAGGAACACCGCATACAATGCGCTTGTGTAAAATACTTCAATTTGAAGTATCCGAAGTTGAAAGGCCGACTATTCGCCGTACCAAATGGTGGTAGACGTGATGCTGTAACAGCATCAAAACTTAAAGCCGAGGGTGTAATAGCCGGTGTATCCGACCTGATCCTATTGAAAAGCAATCGTGATTACGGTGCGCTACTCATTGAAATGAAAAAGAAAGGTGGCTATCAATCCCCATCGCAAAAACAATGGCAAAAGATGATCTGTGAAAACAGAGAATACAAATATGTTGTATGCCATTCGCTAGATGATTTCATTCGTGAGGTGGATGAGTTTCTAAAAAATGCAGAATTATGGGACGAAATGTAAAAAAAGGGCTTGACTATTTTCCTTTTGATGTTGACTTTTTTCAGGACATAAAGATAAGGAAACTGATCAAGTACCAGCGTGGCAAGGCTGTCACTGTATATGCTCTCCTGCTTTGTCTTATCTATAAAAATGGGTATTACATGTTGTGGGACGAAGAGTTGCCCTTCATATTATCGGAACAAACCGGTTTTGAAGAAGCGTATATACAGGAAGTCGTCAGATGTTGCCTGGCACTAGGATTGTTTTCTAAAGAACTCTTTGATAAGGAAAAAGTTCTCACTTCAATCGGAATACAAGAACGCTATAAACGAATATGTGATGATTGCAGAAGAAAGTGTGAATTTTCAGAGTTTAACCTTATTTCTTCCGAAGATAAACGCATTTCTTCGGAAGAAAAGCCCAAAAACTCCGCAGAAAGTACACAAATAAAAGAAAAGGAAATAAAAGAAAAGAAAACTCCTCCTCAAACTCCCCCTAACGGGGTCGTTTCGTCGGATGGAGGAGGAAGAATAACTTCGTCTCCTTCTTCTGAAAAATACTTTGATATTAAGGCAGAGTTGCGTGGTAAACCGGGGATAACAGAAAATGATGTATGGGAAGCTATGCGCCTTGCCGAAAATGGAAAAGAATCATCCATCGGCACGGGGCTCATCAAGCAATGGTTAGACGATCCTTCAATGTGTGACTTCTATATAATCATCCAAAATCTACAGAGAATGGAGCGTGAAGGACAAATAAGGGTGATGTCCCATGAAAACTACTTTGTGTATGTTTTTCTGCTAATGAACCTGACAAAATCCGATGCTGATTCAGTTCGCCTATATATCCAAGACCCGACACTGTTCGAAGAATGTAAAAAGCTGATTGCCGAAATTAAAAAAGGCGGCATCAACCAGCCCGGCAGATTCCTGCTCAAAAAGTTGAGAGAATGTCAAATGAGTATTAATAAACAAAATCTAAAATGAATGAATATCGGATTAATAGATGTTGACAGTCATGGTTTCCCCAATTTGGCACTAATGAAATTATCCGCTTGGCACAAGTTACAAGGTGATACCGTGGAGTGGTATAATCCATTCGATCATTATGATAAAGTTTACATGGCTAAAGTATTCAACTTTACAGAAGATTATCGGCAATGGATAACTAACACACATCAGATAGAGAAGGGTGGTACAGGTTATAATCTTTCAAAAATACTTCCAATAGATATAGACAGGGTTATTCCAGATTATGATTTGTACAATATAGATAAGAAACTGGCGTATGGTTTTCTCACTCGTGGGTGCCCTAACAAATGCAAGTGGTGCATAGTTCCACAAAAAGAAGGCAAGATGACGCCTTATATGGACATTGAAGAGGTAGCCGTTAATGGGAGAAAAAATATTATCCTCATGGATAACAATGTGCTCGCATCAGATTATGGTCTACAACAGATTGAGAAGATTGTCCGTCTGGGACTGCGTGTAGATTTCAATCAGGGATTGGATGCGAGGCTGGTAACAAATGATATTGCAAAATTGTTGGCAAAAGTCAAATGGATAAAACGTATTCGATTTGGATGTGATACGCCTGGACAAATCGAAGAGTGTGAACGGGCTACGGCTTTGATTGATAAGTATAATTATAAGGGGGAATACTTCTTCTACTGTATTTTGTTGAATGATTTTAAGGAAGCATTTACCCGAGTAAATCATTGGAAAATGAAAGGTGGTCGGTTCTTACCGCATTGCCAGCCTTATAGGGATTTGAATAATCCACATCAAATTATTCCTCAATGGCAAAAGGATTTAGCCGGATGGACTAATAAGAAGTGGGTGTTTAGAAGTTGTGAATTTAAAGACTTCGAGCCAAGGAAAGGGTTTAAGTGTGAAGAGTATTTTACAACATAAAAAGAAGTAAACATTATGGAAACAAAAAAAGATAAAATATTAGAGAAGCTGCGTAAGTTGATGAATTTAAAAGAATCGGCTACAGCATTAGGTAACGAAGGAGAAGCAAACGCAGCTGCAGCAGGCATTACACGCTTGTTGATGGAATATAATCTAACTGAAAACGATATACCAGAACAAGAAAAATTAGATAATCCAATTGTATCAGAAGAAATACCTTTCAAAATGGATATAAATGGTAGATGGTACAGTGATCTCGTATCTGTGGTTTGTGGATATAATATGTGTCGTTGCCTTATTATTAGCAAACTTAATAATGGCAGGAGAAAGCGTAGTGAATTTGAGATAATAGGACGAAAAAAGAATGTTGAAGTAGTTCTGTATCTAATTTCCTTTTTATCCCATCAGTTCATAACTATTGGTAAACGTAATTATGTAGAGTATAAACATGATTGTGTATGGAAATATGGGAAATATCCCAAAAGTCTTATTATGTATTTAAAATCATTTCTATATGGCTGCGTTATAGGGCTTTCAGAAAAATTGGATGAAAGTAAAAAGGCATTAGAAACAGAAAACAATATCACTGCTCTTGTACGTACCACAGAAGGTGAGATAGATGATTTCCTTAAGGGACAAAAAATTGGTAAAGCAAGAGAATCTAAATCGGACATAGATGCTTTATGCGCAATGAGAGGTATAGAAATTGGCAAAAATGTGGAAATCAGTAAAGGTATCCATGCTGAAACGATTAGCGAAAATTTGAGATTACAATAACCCAATAGTATATTAATAGTGACAAAACAGGAAAAAATCATTATGGAAATAATCAAACTAACGAAAAAAGAAAAAGAATGGATTAAAGAGCTTAAGAAATTAATTCGAAAGAAGCCCAAATCATTAATCCTCTTTGCTGACGGTCATTTGAATATCCTGAAAGGAAGTAAGGAAAATCCTTTATGTGAAGCGGAAGATGGTCGAATGGATAAAAAAAGAGTTGCAGATTCCATTTTATTTGCTTGTGAGGGTGGAGCCTTTTAATTAACGAATAATTAGAAATGAGGCAAGCTTGCAAGACTTGCCTCATTATGGCGAATTATGCTTTTAAGTACTATCTGATACCATAGATTTCTGTTATCAACGATAGTACCTACCATCCAGTTATTACAAAGCCTCCTGCAATAATGGAATTAATTACTCCAATGAGGCCAATAATAGCACCGATGAAACATAGAGTTTCAAGCATAAACTTCCCAATCAATTTTATGTTAGATTGGGAGTTCTTACGCCCAATCTAACAAATTAAATTTTTCATAATAAAAAATTTATTTGTTATGCGGCAATATTGCCTAACATCAGACAGGAATCGAACCTGCATATAAAACTTATCCATTCGGTCACAGATGCTGTGACAAAGGTAAAGATTATTATTATAAAAAACAATTATGAAAGCAATTACAATAAAACAGCCGTGGGCCTCTTTGATAATCCACGGAATTAAAGACATCGAAAATCGAACTTGGCCGTGTCCTAAAAAGTATATCGGACAAAGGGTATTAATACATTCAAGTGCCATCCCCACGGAAATGATAAATCCTAATAGTGTATTCACAAAGCAACAATGGGACAGTTTCTCACCTGGATTTCAGAGAGAGATTATTTGCGGTGAGGGATATGCAAATTCTGCTATCATCGGAAGTGTTAAGATAGTAGACTGCGTAGTAAACCACTCTTCCATTTGGGCAGAGAAAGGAGTTTATAACTGGGTGTTAGCTAATCCTATTATCTATGATGAACCTATCGAAAATGTAAAAGGGAAACTATCTTTCTGGGACTATCCCGGTATCAAAGAAGTAAGTATTGAGTGTCCAGAATGTGGTAGCATAGAGATAGCAGTTGAAGATTATACAACAGCCCCTTTTCCAACTTATTTGCATAGGTGCAATAAGTGTGAGCACGTAATTATGGAAAGTGAATGGAATATAACTAAATAAATATGAGCGAAAAAGATTTAGTAGATATAGGATTTATCTTCTGCGAGCACAAAGGAAGAAAGGCATACCACTACTTTGGTAAAAACAGAGTGTTTACGGCACACATAGAAAGAAACAACGCAAATCCTTATTATGCTGCCGTTTACAAAGTATGTGATGTAATGCAGTTTGAGAATCCAAACGACCCCAGAAATGGTAAGTATGCCCATTCGTGGCTTACAGATGAACACAATGTTGAAAAGCTAATGAAGTGTTTAGAACTGAATGATAATTAACTCTTAACAAAGAAGATATGAATAAAGAGAAATTAAAGGAAGCCAATCGGCTGAATAAACTCATTGAGGAACATGAGCAAGCGTTAAATTGCTTCGAGTTTGATACCAACTACTATGCAAGAGATGAAGACCCCAACTTGCCTATTGCGTTGGAAAGTACTAATCCTATTCTAATTATAGAACATGATGATCCATTTGAGGGAGGACGGGAACAGCAGAGAATTCCAATGGTATTGAGTGATTTCCTCATTAATCTAATTAAGGATTCTATAAAAGGAAATCTGGAAAAGTTGAAAGACGAATTTCAAAATCTATAACCCTCAAAACAAGATAGAAATGAGCAAATTAAAAGATAAAATAGTGAATCATGCAAAGACTGAATACAATTCAAGTCCGTATGAGTTTGACTCTGAGCAAATACAGCTTATCATAGAGCATGATTGCGAATGCGACCATTGTGGAAAGTCCATATTTGAACTCGATGATTTTCCCGATGTATCAGTTGAACGTAAGGAAGTTCTCTGTGAAGAGTGCTATTATGAAGAATATCGGACTACGTGCCCTATTTGCGAAGAATCTTGGGAGATTGACGAAATGACAGATTATTTTTTCATATCAAAGACAAATTCTAAAGAGGTAGGAAAGTCACCCGGCATTTACAAAGTTCTGGAACGTCCATTTTACTACGGGGATTGCCTGACCGGCTTTGATGCTTTCTTTAATGATGCAATACAGAAAGTATCAGACATTGATATTGAAAAGGCTTATTCTATTCTTCATCCACGACTTAACAAGGAGAATATTACGCTTGATTGTATGTGTCCTCATTGTGCTGAAAAGTACCTGCGGAAAGATAATTTTATTAGAGCTGATTCCTTGTACTGCATACTACAGGAAAAACAAAGAAATCAGTTATTTTCAGACTATTCAGATGAAAGAATACATCATACTCGACAAGATATGATACATAGGCGTATTACATTCAGAGGGCTTTTACAAGAACACAACAAATAATTCAAATCAATACAAGTATGAACAAAAAAGAAATCATACAAACCATTAGAACCTTTAAGAAAACCCTAAAAAAGGGTAGTTCTAAGACAGTATGGAAATCCAGTTGCTGGGACATTCACGAAAAGTTATACACTGTTGATGAGATAGCCGCCCGTTTTTTGCGGAAGAAGGGTTATAATGTACAAATTGACATATCCGATAATACAGAATGTCCCTCTTATTCGTTCGGCTACATACGATTCTATCGTTATGTAAGAATCTGTTTTAACCAATATCAAAACAAGAAATAATGAAAAAAATACTATTAATATGTGTTATTCTTGCTCTAACAGTAGGATGTAGCACAAAGAAAGTCCCATATGCGACTTTCAAAAGAGAATATAAAGAAAACCGCTTTACAAAACAATTTCAACAAGCGGATTCGATGTTTAAAGAACAATACAAATATAGGTAAATAATGGATGCAAAGACACTCTTTACCAAAGTTGTCCTAATGCGCAAAGCGCAAAAAGAATATTTCAAATGCCGTACTCAAGCTAATTTACGAGTTTGCAAAGCGTTGGAAGCAGAGATTGACCGGGAGATTGAACGCGTTAATAGCATTATCCCTCCTCCCAAACAACCGAAACAAAAAAACTTATTCACAGATTAAAACCAATAGATTATGAATTCAACAGTATTAAAAGAAATCATAGCGTTCCTCTTTGGACGCAAATATTATGCCAATATTGTAGCTACCAAAGGTACAACCAAACAAGAAATCTGTTCTTACATTTTTGCAACAAAAGAAGCCGCTAACCGGCATCGACTGGAAATCGAAACGACCTTATCGTTTACCTTTGTCGAAACAGTTACCTTTCGTTCGCGTCGAGTGCATCTCAATACGTCAGTAAAAAGTTAAACTACAAAAGCTAATCATTCATCATACTTTCGTACTATGATTATCAGTAAGTTAAAATTATGGTGGCAATCACTGCTGTATTATGTGATTGCCGACCCTGCCGACAACTCTATAACGCTTTCCAAACGCTTGTTCTTGCATATCAAGAATAATGCCAGGAAGAGCGATACAGCACGTGTATTCGTTTTCCGTATTTCTGGAGACGATACATTCGGATTCATAATTAACCCAGTTATTGAACAAGCAACCCAAATGTGCGATATTCAATACAACGACAAATACAAATGTATAGGATTTGAAACACTCTGCCCATCAGTCGGCCGCATTCTTTATGAATATGGATTATCTGATAGTTACCGGATAAAATTGTCCGTATCAGTTCAGAAAACTCCACAAGGAAAAACTTATTATAAATTCGACAAGCCAAATGCAAAGTATATTAGGAAACACCCGAAAAGCTGATATCACCTTTTACGCATCAGGACGGATAGACATTAGTGCTCGCGTCGCAAAACATCTCCAGCTCTCACGCGGAGATGTTTTGGACATAATGATTGACCAAGATGAATTCTACCTTTATGTTAGACTTCGCTCACCAAACGGGAAGCATGAAGCGATGGTATTCCCCACAAATAAGGCAGGAAATCATTTCAGAACCTCATCAAGCAGACTTTGTACAGCAATTCTCCAAGAATGCAAAGTAACAGATAAAGCAAAATTATGTGTAGGAGAACCAACGGAAAACGAATACGGTAAACTATTACCAATTATCACTAAATACCTTTTGTAATATGATAAAAGAGATTAAGTACAATGGATATTCTGCAAATCCATCAGATTACGAATGTGCAGATGGTGACTTGTCAGTTGCAATGAATCTTATTCCTGAAGATGGAGTATTAAAAGGCATTCAAAAGCCTCAATGTTTATTCACTCTCCCACAAGGAAAAAAGGTGATATACATACACAATATCTCGATATATAAACATTACATAATCTACGATACAGAATCCAACACCTTACTATGGTTATCCTCTAATGACATTGATAAGCAGCCAAAAGATATAGTATCCATCTCCGGACGTGAACTTTATCAAGTCACATCACTAGGAAATACACTAATCATACTTACATCCGAAGGCATTATTTACACTCTCTACAAATCTGGAACATACGTACTCATGGGAAGTCGCCCTATATTTCCATCACTCTCCTTCCGATTAAGAGCATCAATGGGAAATTCGGATATGTTATCTGCAAGTTTCCCCGGATTTAGTCCGGCTATTATTCTTAATTCACTTATTCTCTCAATAGAAGCCAGCCAAGCTGTAAGAGATACTGTATTGGCATTTACCAATAAATATACCGCCGATGCCAAAACAGCAGGATTATTCCAATACCCATTCATGATAAGATATGCCTACCGTATGTATGACGGAACCCTCAACTACATTTCATCTCCAGTAAAAGTCTACCCATCATATGGCATACCTTATCTCATACATTATACAGGTTATGAAGTTAATAATGGTTTATACACCAAATTCAATATGGTTGTATCGTATGTTGCATCAAGATTATATTACGAGATAACAAATTTCGATGAAGTGAAAGAATCTGTAGCCGAATGGGGGGAATTGGTTAAGAGTATTGATATATTTATCACTCCCCCACTCTATACTGTTGATCAGGACAGTATGTGCAAATCAATCTCCCCATATGCCTATTGGGGACCAATGGGTGGTTCGTCCGCATCTTTAAGTTATTGCGCTAACTTCGGTAATGAGAATATCAACGGTAAATTAATATATCGGTGTCATAATGCAAGTGAATCAATAAATTCTAACCAACTTTTCTTTGGAATGTCAGGTAAATCACTTGTAGATAATGACTCTTCATTACCTTTCTACCTTATCTCTTCCATTGACGTAAAAAAAATACAATCAGGAGAGAACATTGTTTCTATTGAAAATGGGGCTCTCAATTCACTTGAGGCAAAAGAAGTAATGGAGGGTGACAGCAATTTAACCGGAACAATTGTTGCAAAGTATGCATTTCCATACAACGCACGCCTAAATCTGACCGGAGTAACTATTATCCCTCCGACATTCCCACTTGAATCTTGTTTTCAATATGCTAATGGAGAGTATGATAACGAAACTAAAAAAGCCGTTGAGAAAACATATTCCTATAAAGCATACATCTTCATTGAAGCCGAGAAACGAAAAGTTATGGTACAGTTTCTTTCCGGTATACCAATGAATATTGTTGATTCATACTTCTTTTATCCCAACATCAATGCAAAAGAGCTCATCATTGAGCGTATAGATAACAATGGAGTAAAATCCTATTCATATAGCAAATTACATAAACATGAAACACTTAACGGAGTATACGGAAGTATCAACACGAGTTTCTCTAGTACCCCCGATATGAGCCTCATTACTGATACAGAAATCGGAATCCCATATCTAAATAAAATATACACTTCTGATGTAAACGATCCTTTTTCATTTCCCGCTCTCGGAGTCTGCACTGTTGGAACAGGTACAATTATTGGACTCAGTTCAGCCGCAAAAGCTTTATCACAAGGCCAATTTGGTCAATTCCCTCTTTACTGTTTCTCTACTGATGGAATTTGGGCCCTCGAGGTTTCTTCTACCGGTTCCTATTCTGCCCGCCAGCCTATCACACGTGATGTATGCGTTAATTCCGATAGTATAACCCAGATTGATAATGCTGTACTATTTGCGACTGACCGTGGTATTATGCTTATTAGCGGTTCTACAAGCCAATGTGTTTCGGATATTTTGGACAGTGAATTGGCTTTCTCTATCAATTCTTTACCCCATTTGAATAAATTGGTTAATAATACAAGAGTTAATCCAACAGACTTTCAATTTCTAACTTTCCGCGAATTTCTAAAAACATGTAGGATGATTTACGACTATATACACCAACGTATCATCATTCACAACCCATCATGTACCTATGCCTACTTATATTCTATGGATAGTAAGCAATGGGGAATGATGCATAGTAACATCATGAGTGGTTTAAACTCCTATCCTGATGCACTTGCTATGACTTCAGATAATGATCTCGTTAATTTCTCACAGCCTGATGACACAATAGAACCTATTACTGCATTGGCTGTCACTCGTCCGTTCAAAATAGATGATCCAAACATGTTCAAAACGATAGACACCATCATACAACGCGGATATTTCAAGAGTAGCCATGTCTCACAAGTTCTGTATGGCTCAAATGATTTATTCAACTGGCATGCAGTATGGAGTAGTACCGATAAATATATGCGAGGTTTCCATGGCACACCATACAAAGCATTCCGACTTGTACTAATATGCAAACTAGACAAATCTGAAAGTTTGTTGGGGTTTACCGTCCAATTCACCCCCCGTATGCTTAATAAACCAAGATAACTTACATAGGTTAGTTTTTCATATTAAGGTTAAGAAAGATTGTTAGCAAAAGAGCCGGAATGCGTGATGCACTCCGGCTCTTCCTTCTATCAGAAAGGTTTCAACTTTCGTTTTATTTTGCCTTTTCTCGACATAAGCGATGTCTGTATCTTAGCTCTGATACTCATTATCTTCTCCTCCCAATTAGCCTTACTACTTGGATTCGTTATACTCATCCAATCTGCAAGTACCTTACAGATAAGATACTCGTGTATCAGATGTTTTAGTAGCTTCACCGTAGATAAAGAAAAATCCTCCGGTAAAGTGAGTACAATATGATATTCTTCGGGAGCTACAAGAATATCATCAAGAGCTTCCTGTTCGTCCGAGATTTCCTCTTTGGTATATGGATATAGCATTTCCACACATTCTGCATGGGTAAGATTGAGTACACGTGTAACCCGATTCACATTACCACTTTGTCCAATGTCAAACACCTGATGCCGGGCATGTTCATTCTCCGTTTCCATAATATCACCTTCCACAAAGGAGTAGTTCTCTACGTCATAGAGTAACTCTGAACGTTTGAATGTCAGCGTTACTGTTTTTGTTTGCTGGAGTTTCTTACAACAATATCCCATGAGAATGCATTAAGAATAAGTCGGTCTTTCAGGTCGGCTACGTTTATAAAGCGCACGCTTTACATTCTCTAAACTTATTGCCGAATGCTGTACGTATGAAGCTGCATCTTCCGGGTTGGTAATGGCAAACCAATCTCCCAAAGCCATATCTACAAGGTAGGCATGAATACCATTGCCCAACGCATCAGCCGAAGAGTTGTTATAGTTACTCGGCAACTCAAATGCAAGTTCTAATACACCATTATCATCAATTTCTTTTGCAATCAGATTGTTGCTTGTACTTTTGTCTTCTGAAAGATACTCTCCAAGCAAACTCTTCAAAGACGAAAACGCATTTGCCAACGAACGACGGATTTGATAGCTGTTTTCCTCATCATCACTTGCTTGCATATTAGAGGCAGCTTCGTAATTCTTTTTACCCTCTGCTTCACGCGCTTGCCCGGTCAAGTATGCTTTGTTCTGAATATCGTAAACAAGCTCCTTAACCTGTTGGGTCACTGTCAATGTTTTCTTGTTTTCTGCCATATTTTTATAATATTAAAAGTTAATAAATTAGTCATATGTAGGGCGTGTCGGTCTTTTCTTAAAAAAAACCTTGCGCATGATATCCTCCATATAGGTAGCAGCTTCCGTTGCATATCCGGTTGCTTCTTCTTTGTTGGTAAACGTGTACCACTTTGCCGTGATATTCATAACAAAAAATGAAAACAGGCTACGTTGCATACTTTCTGTTAGAGCTTTATCAAATGAACTCGATACCCCCAATGAAAGCTGATACACTCCAGCTTCCTCAACTTCATTAAGAAGTATTTTTTTCAAACTATTACAGACTGTATTCTTACTCTCACTCCAGAAGCGTTCCAACATACTTTTATCCTCATCCGTTGTGAAGATACGATTGTATGCGAGTTCATCATCCATCTTCGCTCCGGTATAAGATGTGGTCTGTGCCACCTCTTCATATACACTTTCTTTATTTACGGTTAAAACAATATCTGTCATAATCAGAGATTAAATAAGTTATACGATAAACCTACACTAAGACATGGGGTAAACCGAGGTGCCCCTCTTAATGTTACCCCATACCCAACTTGCAAACTGATACCAAGCCGTTTTCTCTTGGGTTTAGGGTAATTACCGGTTATGGTTAGTACATCATGTTGAGAAAAGAGTATCAAACTATCAAGTTGAGGGTTAAAGCCACTTACATATGCCCGATATTTATCCGTCTCGTACATCTTCTGCATAATAGGTATTTCAACTTCAACACTATCTGTTTCCCCATTTGACAACTTGGTCGTATCTGTTACTGTCGGTTCTATACTATCCCGTTTGGCAGTGGGAAGCACCTGCGTGATGTAGTTAATAACAGTACTATCCCTCGGCACAGGCTTGTAGTACGGTATGGTATCGACAAAGGTTATTTTCGTGGTATCATTTATCGGTAACTTTTTATTCGATGCACAAAAACGCACATTGAAAAGCAGCGATACGATAAACAATACCACAAATAATATTGCTGCAATATCCTTAAGTCGCTTTACCATATTTCTGAACGTATCTGATTATTGCATCTACATGCGTTTTAATGATGGCTTGTTTCCCCTCATCTGAGTATAGATAATCAACATCTTCCTTATTGTCTTGGAAGAAATTTTCCGTAAGAACAGCCGAACATTTGGTTTTTATCAAAATGTAAAAGTTCTCTTCCCAATCTGGATCTCCGTCCGAATTATCCCTACGGATTTTTTGTCCGGCAAAATTCCGTTCGGCTTCCTCGTATAACATAGTGGCCAATTCATCCGATTTTGTTTTACCTTTTGAAGTGTATGCCGACCAACCTCTTGCACTCATCCATTCGCCATTTCCCGCAGCATTGCAATGAATAGAAATAAGTAATACATTTGTTGCCCCATACCGTGCACAAATCTCATTCACACGTCTTGCTCGTTCTGCCAATGGCACGTCTATTGTCTCATGTACAATACGCTCTACATCATATCCTTTCGCACGCAGGGCTCGTTCCACAGATTCTGCGATCTCGCGTGCATAAAGGTATTCTCGTAATTTCCCATCAGGAGAACGTTTGCCCGGTGTATTTTCCCCGTGTCCATTATCTATTAATATTTTCATAATTAACTATTTAAACGTTGATAGAAATCCGTCTTTATATTGTCGTATGCAAGTTTCACATTGGTATAAGCACGTGCATTGTTTTCACCATCTTCATTGTAAATTTCACCTTCAACTACACTCACAACATCTTCCACCCAATTCTCATTACAATATTCCGACAAAGGTTTTCCATGATATATAAAAGGGTCAAAGCGGCTCTTTCGATCATCATGAATTACTTGTAACGATTTTCGTATCTTATTTACTGTCGCTTCATGATCAGCTATGTGATTCTCTATTCGAACCCGCTTTATCAACCTACAAACCTGTTCAATACTAAGGTCAAAAGCGAAGCCTGTCAAATTCCGGATACGCAGTAAGGTTTCAGGTTGAAGTCTTTCCATTAAGTTTCGTTGCAAACTCACATTGTCTTGTACTGTATCAAGCAATTGATTCAAACACTCCTGTTGTTCCAGAAGGCGGTTTATCATACTCTTAAACCATTTGAATAGTGCTATCATCATAGCTGCTGAAAGCAAAAGAAAAAATGCAGCACTCATAGCCATCATGCCATAGTCACTAATGCCTTTAGCCACCTCCGTTACATGTTGTACTTCCGTCATACGATAGTTCTCACTAATTGTCCTACACACGTTCCGGCCACTGTTAAACCGAAATCTATCCAGTCCCAATTGCCTCCATGCGCTTTGTCCTTATACTCCAAAGCACCTGCAGTAAGCACACCTGCGTAAATTGCAGTAAACCAATCACCCGCAAAAACACCAATAATAAATCCGCCAATAAGGTGTTTCCACCTGTTGCTCATTCCGAGCCATTCAAGCAACTTTTTCATCACTTTTATGAATTTTGATTTTCAACAAAAGTAGTGTATGGGATGCAGATCTGTATGTTATCTTTTACCTACTGCAATTTTTTGTACAAAATAAAAGCCTGCTTAATCATCGTTTAAACAGGCTTTAAATTTAATCCGTAAACATATACACGGAAAGATCAACCTTTTCTATTTCGTCTGAAATTGTATCTCCATACATTGTTAGACACACCCGATAACGGTCAATACTTCTTTGAATCTGTTGCAAGGTAGGTTTCTCGGGATATTCCGAACTGGCAAAAGTTACCAGTTCTTCACCATTCTCACTGGTACCAACCACCCGGAAGTGGTGACGTACAATCCAGGTTCCGTCCGGCTGTTGCTCGATAGGCTTAGCAATCCCACGCGGTAAGATATTTTTTTGATCCATGTTTTTTGATATGTTTAATTAGTTGTTTTCTATGGTTATACTTATTCTTCAATACAAACTTTTCAAAATGTCCTTCGATATAAACATATTCCCACCATTCAGGAAGTAACATCGCTGCAATTTTACGGCGGATATTGTACGTTGCAAAGTGTTTCATCAGCCCATAATAAGAGTTCATTGTACTCACAAACTTCTCAACATACGCTTCTGCAAATCCATTTTCAGCTATTTTATTAAATTTCCTGACAGTATTATATGTGTTACCAACCACCCTGTTAGATATATAAATTCTACCCGGCAAAATGAACGCCCCAACAAACAAGACTCCTTTTTTATAATGCTGAAGATAAAGTTTGCGGGGATGCAACTGTAAAAGGAGTTGTTCTTTCAGGAAGCCATCAAGAAGATGGACTTTGGACAATATCTCTTCCGGAGATTTCACCACGATACAAAAGTCATCAACAAAGCGTACATAATGCCTGAATCCTAATATCACCATTACATAATAATCGAAAACAGACGCCAAGAAGTTAGCTATGAGTTGCGACGGCAAGTTCCCGATAGCCACTCCCCTGTCAGGGTCATTATGAAACAGACTTTTATTACTGGGAAGTTTGTCCCACATGGAGACAGGAGAACGTCTGATACACTTATTTTGTGGACAATGAAAGATAGTAACGGCTAAAAGATAAAGCAGACATTCAATATCATCGCCTTTATAATTGTCCCTTACGAATATGTTCACCATTTCCCATACCAACGATTTTGAGATAGACATGAAGAAACTGAACAGGTCATCTTTGAAAATAGATGCATCAGTAGTATAATTCTCACTGACCTCGACTATCATGTTATTCAGATAGTGCACGGCAGACAAGCATCCCTCACCCTTCCGGCAGTTCTTGGAGACGTTTCCTTGTTCCCGGAAGCGTTCCTCTAAGATCGGCTCGATACGAAGAGCGATCCAGTGATGGACAACGCGATCAATAAAAGCGGCGGCAAAGACTTCCCGATATACAGGGTAAGTCCGTATGAATACTTTTGAAAAGTCCGGTACATATTCACCGTAAATAATAGAATACCATAGCCGCACCAATGCAGACTGATAATCATTATAAAACTCAACACAATCCGTACTCGTTCTTTTCTGCCTGGCACAATCTTCGGATGCTTCGAAAATACTGCTAAGAAGTATGTCATAGATTATATTACCTGTTGCGGCGAGGGGACGAACCCGGTTCGCGTTCTGGCGGTTGTTCGTGTTGACGTTGCCGTTGTTGAAGTTCACGTTCCAACTGCTGGAAGCCGTTGCATCCGCTATCTTAGTCTTTCCCGGCTCATCACCGGGGGGATGCCCAATAAATAATTCTAATTGCTCACCCATAATCTCCGTAAAGATTACAGCTCCGGCTTTGCGACTTGTTGCGATCCGTTAGCTTTTTGCCGTTGGAGATCTGCAACCGTTTTTTTGTACCAACCGGTACTTTGCTTACCGATGCTCTCTGCAAGCAGACAGATTTCGGCAGTTTGAGTCAGGCTGGTCAAATGTCGTTCTTCACACACTCTTAGCAGTAATTTCAATGCATCAAACTCACACAAAAACTTCATCAGATAATCTGCACGGTGCTCAAGGTTCATATCTGTATTTGCATAACGGATATATTCGCAACAATGGACGGCAAGCATCATCAACTCCGTACCAAATTCATACCGGAACGCCTTGGGGAATTGTTGCCGGGCATCAATGATAAGGTTCAGAAGCTTATACATCGAATTTGATATAGGAAGGTCTTGTGTAAGTGCCAT